CCACGACTAAAGTCGTAGGATTCTTGAGAAGTTTGGTTATGCTACCCTTATTCTCAATGGTGTGTCCAATACACCATTATCCATCACTGATTGTATCAGCTTTGGAATACATTTGTCTTTTACATACCTCTTGCCTATAAGTATGTTGGAGACACTTATGTATGTTTCACATTATCACCTCGCTTTCTAATCTTATTATAATATTATATTTATAATTTGTCAAGCGTTTCATCTCATGACTAAAGTCACGAGTGTTCACGCTTGACTTATATAAATTAACCGAAATGAAAAAATTAGAAAATTATTTGAATCTTTAAGCGAATCTACACAACCACAAAATATACAATTTGCTTTACAAACAATTGAAAAGAAAATTAAAGAACATATTGACTTAGGTATGGCTTTATTGGTTGCAAAAAATCAAGGCGAAATCGGAGTATTACAATTTAAAATGCAAAATGAAATCATCGAAAAAAATTTACAAGAATTAGAAAAGAAAAAAGAAGAATATCTAAAACTTTCTCAGGAAATACAATCTCAAAACTATAAAAATGCAGAAGAAAAAAGGTTAATCAAAAACATTGATTTGTTATTGTCTTTAGACCCAAGCGAATGGACGAACGCTATGTTAAAAACTGTGTTTGGAGGTTTTGTTGTTGATGTTAATGGAACAATAAAAGCAGATATCATTTACCAAAATCCTGAACGAAGCAACCTCGGTATTAATATTTTTGGTACTAAAGAATTATTACAATGGCTTGATTCACTCCTTCCTATGTCCTTAACATCTCTTTTAGGATATACTGCATAAACAAAAGGAGAATTCTACTATAATTGGTAGAATTCTCCTTTATTTTTACGCCTGACTATTATTAATTTTACCATCATCCAAAACATCTAATGCTTTACTGTACAAACTTTGTATAATACTTCTTATCTTTTCTTCTCCTAAAATTTTAACTACTATACTCCATTTTTTACCAACAAATGCACTAATATTATCAACTACCCATTGCTCTTGTTCTTTGCCAGTTTTTAGTATGCCTTCTTTTGCCATCTGTTTAGCATAAAGCATTGCTTGATATATTTTTACTTTAAAATCACTAGGATTAATTATAGCATAAATAATTATACCAATAATCCCAATAATTATAAACCTATAATCCCACAAAATATTCAAGATTTCCATAAATTTAACCTCCTATTTTATATTATCAATCATATAATTGACCACTTTAACCAATAATTCATCCAAATACTTTACAATTTTAATAGCTTCCAACCAATATCCACCACTATTGATTATCTTATGCTCAACAAGCCAATTCACAGCTTCAACGCCATTATCTACGTGTTTTTGATTCATAGAAATCAACTCCTTAACCACATCATTAATCAAATCTTGATATGTATGACCACTATATCTTAATCCATTAGAAGGGTCTATTTTATTCTTAGGGTCTAAGGTTTCATGTCCAATAATATCTTTCTTAGGGTCAAGATTAAAATATTGGCACAAATAAGCTAGCACCCATACATATTTCTCATAAGCTTTCTGACTTCTTTCTTTATCAGTAAAGAAGCACATCTCAATACCAATAGCTACATCATTTGCATCATCACCATATAATTGATTATCTAATGGTACACTATATAATACATGCCACGCCTTTTCTGTATCTTTAAATACTGGAATACATTCGATAATATCAACATCATCTACAAATAAATGTGCGCTGGCAGATTCTTTATTATATGTATCTTTATAATACTTCACATTTCCTTTAGCTGTAGAATTTAAATTGCCCGTATCATGTGCTACTAAAAATCTAACTTTAGTAATTTTATCTCCACTTCTACGTCTAGGTGAAACTTTGCAGATTGGTAAAAAATCTTGCATGATTTCATACTTCATAAAACAACACCCTATTCAAAAAAATTATCTTGTTCTTTTTTAATTTTTTTTAATATAGGAATCGCAACCAAAAAATTAGCATCACGTAAATTCTCAAGATTGCTTATAACCTCATAAAACGCTAGCCCAGTATATAAAATTGGAGTTATTATATTTTTCCCTGCAAATCCAATCTGTGGAGTAATATTTGCTAAGTTAGCCATAACCAAAATAACAAAGTAACCAATTATTTTTGTAATAAAACCATCCCAAAAAGAACGACTAGATATTTTTCCATTAATAAACGCTCGACACAAGCCTTTATTCTGTACTCTGATTGCATTGAATTTTGTAATTATATCCATGACAAAAAGAACAATTGCGAATATTAATATTGATTCTTGTGCTGGATACCCAATTAAGTATGCTAATACCCCAACCACCCATACAAATACATTGGAAAAAGTTTCAAAAAACCGTTCAAAGAAGTGTTTTAAATTTAAAAATACAATCATAAACAAAACCTCTTTTCTTTTTACTTGTTGAGATATTGAAGCAGTCTGTCTATAACTACGGCAAACTCTTCTCTCGTAATTGGATTTTTGGGATTAAAATTACCTAAATTATCACCATTCATTAAGCCTAGCGTTTCTACTTTTATTACACTATTCTTAGCCCATGCCGAAACTTTATCTATATCAGCAAACATATTATCGCCTCCAATATATTTATTTATATTAATACTTTCTGGATTAGGTAAAACAAATAAGCCGTAACCATATTCAACATCTCTACCTAATTTTCCTAAATCTTTTACATGGTCACATATAAACTTATACATTTCTGGTTGTGTGAGTTTTCTTCCTGTCTTTTCAAGGAAAAACTGTTGTACTAATGCAATCATACCTATCATCATAGGAGAACTAAAAGACGTACCTTCCATTTGCATAACTGTTTTTAAAGTCGTATCTTTTGCATTATAAACATATAATCCACTAAACATGCAGAAATCTAATTGTTCGCCTCTTGAACTATAACTTTTTAAAAATATTTCTTTCATTCTATCTGAATATCCACAAGCACCTACAGCAATCCACACATTACTCTTAGCAAAACCAGTAAGACCTCTAATTCCTATGTTTCCTGCTGAAGTAACAAATATAATTCCATTTTTCTGTGCTTCAAGAATACGTTTATTTAACACATCATTATCTGTTCCACCCAAACTAGCCCCAATTATATCAATTCTATTTTGCTCTGCATAAGGTATTGTTTCGTCAATAAATCTACCTTTTGCATAACCATTACCAGACTGTAATTCATAGGGTAATATATATAAATCGGCATCTGGAGCAACTTGATGCATTATGTCTAAAACCTTTTGCCCATGACCATTAATACCTTCGCCAATTCCACAATTTAAAGGGTCTTGTAATTTGCCATCAAATATAGAAAGAGTGCAATTAGCACCTTCTATTTCAGCAATTTTTATACCTTTACCTGTATATCCTTTTTGATGCCATTTTAAAATACCACATATTTCAAATTCTTTGAGATTTTGTTGAATATATCTCATTAATACCACCTTCTTAATAATGAATTAAGAAAGCAAGTCTAAATACTTGCTTTCTTATAAAATAATCATTTTATATTAATAATTATTAAATTATCCTGCTACTGCGCCAAATACTCAGCCACCGCAACCCTGTATTCCTCAGGCACTACCTTCTTTGTACTGCCTTCAACTGGTTCAAGGTCATACCTGCCTATTTTTACGAGGTGTGCATAAGATACGATAAGATACTGTTTAAGCATTTAACATCGCCTCCAATTGTGATATTCTGTTTTCCATATCAATAATAGCCTCAGCCATAGCGGCTTTTTCTTCGTCGATGGGGTCTAACACTGCGTCGGGCAAAGACGCGTCGTCAAACACCAAATATTTTTCGTCAATCAAAATGGCGTCTTCCTTTAATATCAGTCCTCGAGATGTATACTGTTCTATAAAATTCACTCTCTCTTCGTCTGTTTCATAATTTACTTTCACCATGTTTTATGCCTCCATTTACTATAATATTACTTTGTAGGTCGATCCGTCATAATTGACGCGTATTACAAATTCCCGTGAGAAAGCAGGATTCCCATTCCTTGATGTTCTCAAATATAGTGATATCCTATCATTTTGAGAAACAGCAATATCCTCTGTGAAAACAACGGGCGTAGTTGATGTTGTAGACCGTTCTGTGCCGACTGCAACACCATTTTTGTATATTCTCCCATATACGGTGATTGAGCTGGAAAAGCTAGACAATGTAAATGATATTCGTACGGTACCGCCTCTACCAATTATGCATGCCTTTTTTTCTGTGTATGATGTCGCGGGTGTACTAACCGAATCACTATCATTATAAACCACAATATTATTGCCAGCCTGATATTCAAGACCTACATCCAAAAAACTTTTGCCTCTCCACAAATCCGCATCCAGTCCACTCCCTGCGCCGTCGTTATTCTCACTCCAAACTTTTCGCCATGGGCCAAATACATCTGCGCCAGTGTCACGAGAAGACCTAATATAAAGATACGCTTCTCCACCATCTGTATTAGGCCATGCCTGTAGAATTTGCACACAAGAGTTGCCAGATGTGCCTTTATAAGAAAAGATTGTTCCGTAATTTACAGGATAGCCATTGTTATACACAATGCCTGCAACAAAACCTACAGGCCATGCTGACGGATTACTTGATGATGATATGTTTATTTGTGCCTTTAGATTCGGCACAGTTAGAATGCCCGTCATCGTATCGCCAGACTTACTGACTTTTGTATCCACCTCTGCCTTCCTTGCAATATCATCACTTGCACTCGGCGCTGCTACTTTTGCTCGTCCGTTTGCGTCACGTACTATCACAGTATTAGCTGTGGCAGCAGTATCAGCACGCTTGCCATCCACTGTATCAGCATTTTTAGCGTCTAACACTTCCCATGTTGTGCCGTTCCAATATTTCATTTTAGCCATAAAAAGCATCATCTCCTTTAGTTGTTTCTTTTTTTATTTCCAAAACAAAACATCTCCTGCACTATAAAAACAAACAGGAGATGTTTTGATAAAACTAAAATTTTATATTAATATTTTTTAAAGTTAACCATTTGTATCTATCCATAAAGAACCTACAGATGGGTTTGAAGGTGGAGTAGTACCAACTGGCACTGTAATGTCAGTCACTTTAGCAATTTTTACCCATGAACTCCATGCGCTCCCATTCCAGTTTCTATACCATATATTCCCATTATCTGTAAATCCTAATTGATGAGGTTTTCCACCACTAATGTCAGCCCATTGTGTTAAATGTAATACACCATGATATGTTCCTCCATCGTTTAAGCCATCTGTTGTATTATATTTTAAATGCATTGATATACCTTTGTAACCAAAACCATTATGATTTATACTGCGTGTATCTTTGTAATTAATTGAAGTGTGATTATGACTATCATCAGCTACAGTGGCATTAATACTAATATTACTCGACCCATCAAAACTAGTTGAACCTGTAACATCTCCACTTAATGATATAGTTCTTGCTGTTGTTAATTTATCTGCTGTTTCTGCTCTATCTACAATTCCATCACTATCAGTATCATACTGGCTACGTAGCATATCTCCGTAACCGCCAGCACTTAAAGCGTTTTGTACAAATGCAGTAGTAGCTATTTGGTTAGTATTTGTTCCGTTGGGAGCAGTAGGAGCAGTAGGTGTACCTGTGAAGGCAGGGGATACAAGTGGTGCTTTTGAATCTAATATTGTTTGAAGATTATCTATATTACTTATCACATGGTTATGACTATCATCAGCTACAGTAGCACTAATAGAAATATTAGCACTTCCATCAAATGAAGCACTACCAGTTACATCGCCTGTCAGAGTTATTGTTCTTGCTGTAGTTAATTTATCAGCAGATGCACTCTTGCCTGTAAAATTACCATTATTATCTATTGAAGATTTTGTTGTATTGTTGACTTTAAAATCTACAATATTTCCTGTTCCAGTAGTGTTTATTGTGTTAGAACTTGAACTGGTAAGTGTATTGTCGGTATTTTGAGCATGTTTTTTACTTACTGCATCTGCTAAATTTGCTTCGGTTTGAGTATAAGTATCCAATAATGCTTTATTACTATGAGTATGACTATTAGTTACAGCATTATCTATACTAGAAACAGAAGAACTAGGTTTGTTTGTTAATTCACTCCAATCAACATTACCCCAAGATAAACTACCTGCTGTAGAACCTGCCTTCAAAACTTTATTATTATTAGTTGTTCCAGTTGCAGGTACATGCAAATTTCCGTCACCTGTAGGATGTGTATAAGTATTTGTTATAGTCACATCTACTGCATCATTAGTAGCATTATCAGCAACGCTTATACTTATATTTGTGCCATCTTTAAAATTTATCTGTTTTCTTGTTCCAGTTGGTGTTACACTATTTTTAGATATTGCTACTTTTTGATTACTTGAATTTGGTTTTACATCTGCTTTTATTTGATTATTAGTATCATCATAAGTAAAATCTATAGTTGATGTATCTGTTAATGCAACACCTACAGCATCTTGAACTGCTTCTGTAAAGTCTAATATTTCAGTTGAAACATGATTATGACCAATGGCAGAAGCACCAATATCAGCAGGAGTTAATGGGTCACTACCACCAATTTTATGATTTTGTGCATGAATATAATCCATTACATTAGCAATCTGTATATACTCAATCAAAACCTTTGTACCTGCTTCAACTCCATTAGCTAAAGTTATATTTGTAGAAGAAGTTTCAGTATATGCACTAGGTGGTTGTTTATTACCCCAAATATATACATCAATTCTGCCAGTTCCTACTTCATATGAACCTTGAGTAAGATTAAATACTGTCTGACCTTCTGTTGCTGTAAATTCTTCTTTTTTTCTAATAAAAACAAATTGACTACTACTTAATAAACCTGCAAGTAAATTTTCTCTTGTAATTTTTTTATAACTACTATCAGAAACATCATAAATTACTAATTCATCATCATTTGCGGAGTCAAGCAATGCTGTAAGTGTATGAAAATCATCATCGGCTGGTCTACCAACCAATGACGAATAATTTTTTTCTGATAAACCTGCAAGAGTATGACTATGAGTACTAATAGTACCAGTAAGTTTAGCTTCTATTTCGGCTTTTGTTATATCGCTATTTTTTTGAGCATCTACAGGAGCATGTAAACTTTGACTATGGTCATAAGCAACTTTACCTCTATCTCCACGATAAGCAGTAGAAGATGTTTCTCCAAGTGCAAGTGAAGCACTTATTTCTACATACGCACCACCACTCCATCTATACGTTTTATTGGTATCTTGTGCTATATATATCTTCCCAGTTTCACCAGTAGTAGGGAAGGATGATAAATTTACATATTCAAGTACATCGTCAACATATGAAGGTAATTGACTTGAAGGTACTTTGCCACTAGCATCCAACTCTGCAACTCCATTAGCCACACCTTTTTGAGATAAAGGAATTTGAGTTTCATTAGTTACATTATTGAGTGCTAACATGGATTTTAAGTCTGAAATACTAATATCTTCAGGATCGCCAGTGCCACTAGACTTTCTACCTTTAACTGTATTACTTGCCATATCAGCCAATTTTGCATTAGTCACAACATTATTAGAAATAGTTGTTACACCATCACCTATAGAAGTTACATCTCCTGTATGATTTGGATGAGTATATTGATTTACACCGTTAATAGTTATTTTATCATTTATTGTATCAGTAGTAATAGTAATACCTGTACCAGCCGCTATTTCAAGAGTATCAGTCTTAGAATCTGCTGATATTGTAGAACTTCCAACTTTAATATTAGAAAAGGCATTTTGATTTACTTCTGCGCCACTTGCAATGCCAGCTAATTTATTCTTTTCTTCAGTTGTGTAATCTTCTGTTGATAATCCTTTGCCTTCAATTTTATCAACTTTATTTACAACTGTGTTCCAAAGATTTCTCTCGTCACTTGTGATATGCTTAATAGCATCTGATATATGAGCAACTGCACTATTCCAAGCATCTATTAATGCTTGAGTAATAGTTTCCAATATTGATAAATTAGAATGTGTATGATTAGTTTCTCCACCAGAAGTTGATGTAGAAGAAGCTAAATCTATAAACATATCTTTAGTATTGTTATTTGGTATAGAAACTAAAACAACCTCATTAATTTGAGGTTGTAATCCAGCACGAATTTTTACATTATTATAAACTTCACCATTTATAATTATGTTTGCAGTGCCATCTTCATTTAAAGATTGCACAATGGCTTTTTTACTTGTATCTGTTTTAGCATTATTAACTTTTTTTTCTACCAATTTCTTTACATTGTTAACGAATTTTTTCATTTCGTTTATATCATTAGGCATTTTACCACCTGCCTTATCCTATATTTCTAATTGCCCAAACACCTATATTCATAGTAGAACGATAGCTTAAATCATAAGAAATATTACGAATTACATAATTTCCTGTAGTACCGTTATTTTCATCTTCAACATTAATTACATCATCTAACTTTAATTTAAAATTAGGAATACTTGTTATATTTACTGTTTCTTGTGCCATTATACTTTGCTGTAATTCATAATTTGCCCTTTGTTGACATAAATCATCGCTGTAAATATTATCATCTTCAATTACTTTAACTCTTTCACCAATTTTATCTATAGATAATTCACTTCCAGTTAAATCTTTTGCTGTTGCTGTATATTGATAGCCATTTTCCGTCATGCCGTATACCATTATAGAATTTTTAATATCATTCCAATTCAATTCTCTTGTACTTTGTAGATATAATCCAGATGTTGTATATTGCCAAACAGGTGGAGTAATTGCATAATCTTCAGGTTTAAGTGGATTTTTAAAACATAAATATCCTTCTTCATTATAATAAACCGAATAAGAAACCATATTTGCAAGTTCTAACAACATATCGGCTATTGTATCACCTGCTGGTTTTTCTATTGTATATGGAGTTAATACACTACATTCATCAATAATGTATTTTGTTTCACCAATTAAATCTGTAATAATAGATTTAACCACTTCATCTATTCTTGTATCAACATTAATTATATATTTATTAGCCAACGTACCTGCAATAGTGCCATCTAATAATACCCACTTGTCCAATCCTTCAATAGTAACCTCTTTTTGTGTTGGAGTGGATAATAAAGAAGGATTACCTAATACATATATACCTTGATTATATAATATTTGTTCACCATTATATTCGTATCCGCATAAAAGTCTGAATTTGTTGTTAATCCACATTTTAGAAGTAGGAGAAGGAATATATTGTTTGTCTAAATTTCTTAATGTCAAACTTACACTTCTACGATTGTTATTTGTAGCATCAAAATTAGCAGAACCACTAATTATATCACCAATGACATCACCAATCACTTCTTCTTGTGGAGTTAACCATTCAATTTTATAAATATATTTTTTAAAATTAGCGTTTATAATATTATCTTCATTCATTCGGCTTCACCAACTTCCATGAAGGAAAACGTAATACTCGATAATGGTTCGATTAAATTTGTAAATGGTTTATAAGAACAAGTATGAGTATCAACTAACCAAATGTCACCTTCATTAGTTCTTAAATATTTTGGTTTACCGTTATTTATAAAATCAATTACCTTCTGTCTATAGTTAATGCTAACTTCCATAAAACTATCAATAAGTAAAGCAGTTATTATTCCACTTTTATATTTTTGATTTCCATAAGACGCTATTGGATATTCATTAAATGTATCATCATAAACATGTCTTTGCTTATTTATTGTTATATCTGAAACTTCTATATTTGCAAAAAGAGGATATGATTCATTAGTAGTATAAGTTGCATCAGAAATCCACCAGTAATCAAAATCTATGGCAATTTGAATTAAGAAAGGTTGTCCTTCAATATTGCCTGATACTGGGGATACTTGATATTCATAAGTTACACCAGATTTTACTCCAGTATCAATAAAATAAAATTTACCTTCTTGACTTAACGAAGTTACGCCTAAATCTTGCAGTTTTGTAGTGTCAATTCTACGTCTTCGTACTCTAAATCCATCTATAGGTAATCCACCTAACGAAATATTACCTGCTTCTAAACTATTTTGAAATTTCGCTAATAAAAAAGTATCAAGTTGCCAATCTTCCTTAGTAGATGATAAATTTATATTATAAACATTTTCACGAAGATGTATCTCATCAACAATACAATTTTTTAATTCTATATAATTAATATTACTGACGCCCATTTTATCACCTCTTATGCTATAGATTCTGCATGAAATGTTAAAGTATCGTTAATTTGCTGAATATATAAATAATACTTACCACTACTAATTGAAAGACTTGTTACTAATTCATTATTTTTATACAAATAAAATTTATTATTAAAATATAGTAAAGATATAAATTCGCCATTATTATTTTGCATTTTTAATATTTTTAAATTTTCTTCCATTCCACCAAGTAAATCAATCCATAAATTATTAGTATTAGCAGGAGCATAAATATCTGTTAAAATACTTAAAGTTTTTGGTGTAGCAAAATTTATATCTTCTATCCATAAAAAATTACTTGTAGGCGGTGCTTCTCTACTAACTACAACTTGCATTGGTAATTGTGTAGATTGCGATGAATTCTCTAACCAAATAAGAGTAGTGTCTGATAATGGTACATTATAGCTTACAATTTGAGTAGAAGGTAATATATTAAAATTATAATTAGTTACCGATTCAATCCACAATTTTAATGTAAAATTATTACTTATATTAAACCCTTTATCAAAATAAACCTTTTTATTGTTTCTTACATCTATTTTTTCATTACTTACAAACGTACTACTATCTGATTTACCTATAATTTGCACTACATTCCATTGAAGCCTTGTTGCAGCCAATTCTTCTATTTTTGTTGCCTGTAATGCTAATGCTGTTTTAGGCACTTCATATCTTACATGAAAAGGGATTTTGCCTGTAGTTCCTAATAAATTATCTTGCGAATATGCTTGTAATTCAATTTTGTAACCTCTTTCATTGCTAAATCCTGCAAATTCATACTCAATAATACTTGAATAGGTTATTGGAGAAGTACCTATAATTTCATCATAAGAATTATATAAAATCATTTGCCAAGATTTAATCGGTATATTTTCTACTTGAGTATAAGAACCCTGAAATACATAAGATGAATTTAATATAGTTGCTGAAAGATTAGTAAAACTACAAACAGGTGTACTCGAACATTTAAAAAGTATCCAATCTGATGTTGCAGTTTCATTTATTTGATTCCATACTGTAATTTGATATTTATACTGTATACCATTAGTCAATGTATTTGCATTTATTACATGAAAATTGTTAAATGATATTATTTTACCACTATCTAATATTAAAGAATTATCTATATTTTTATATATTTTTACTTGATAAGCATATTGCCTGTCCCCATAATTTTTCCATGAAACTACAATTTCTTGTGTAGCATCCACAGAAATATTAGAAGGGGAGATATTGACAGGCTTTAAAATTGCCATTTTAATACCTCCCTTAAATTTTAAGTATATTGTTCTATAAGCATATTAAGTTTTCTAAACATTTCATTAGGATCATTTGCTTGAATATTTAAGTTTTCAAAATGATAATGATTTTCAGTAGTTTGAGAAGTTGCATTGTTTTTAAACAAAGGTATATTTAATTGAGGTAGTCGTACATTTAAGAAATTCATATTATTAGGTAAATTTTTAACAAAATCATAGAGTTTTTTGCCTTGCTCTGCGTTGAATACTGTTTCAACTGCATTGGGACTACCATGTACCATTGCTAATCCAGTATAATCAACAACACCACCAGTATCATACTTCAATACATCCCATTTACCAGTATCAGAATCATAAATAGGTTTTTCACCCGTAGATTCTGCGATTTCTTCCGCAAGTTTTTTATTTTCTTCTTCAAGTTCTTTCTTTTCCTCATCGTTAGCAAAATGCCAATTTTGACTGTTTTCAACCATTTGTTCTAATTTACTATCAACACTTGCATTCCCCGTAGATGTATAACTAGTAGCACCTTTTGAACTACTACTACTGCTACCGCCACCACTACTACCACTAGACTTACTACTATATACATTTCCAGTAGGTACTTCTGTTTTTATACTTGATATCAATTTATTATAATCTTTTACGAATTTATCTAATAAGTCTAGCCTTTGTTTATATGATTCTTCTTCAATTCCAATGAGACTTTGTACTAATTCACTATAAGAAGTAACCTGAAATTTTTGTTTATCTATTTCTTCTTTGTGTTTTTTAGTAAAATTTTGTAATTTTTTAATCTTTTCATCATATCGTTTTTCTTCTTCTTTTAATTCGTCTTGAATAGATTTTATTTGGTCTTTTAATCTTTGGATTTCATTTTGTCGTCTATTTTCTGCTTCCCAACGTGAATAATCTTCTTCCATTTCTTTAAGTTTATCAGTTTCTTCTTTAAGTTTATTTGGGTCTGCAACCCATATCCATTCACCATTTTGGAATATACGAACATTTTTCTCTTTTTGAATGTTTTCAACTAGTTCACGTTGTTTTGCTAATTCCGAAAGACGTTTTTCACGTTCCTCTTGTTCTTTTAGCTCATCATTTTCTTTTTCTAGTTTTTCTATTTCTTCATTAATATCATCTATTCTTTTTTGAGCCGATTCTTGAGCAGATTTTTTAAGTTCTTCATATTTTTCAATTTGCTTATCAATAGTATAAAGAAGATACTCTTGATAAGACTCAATTAAATCCTCTGCATATTTTTTCTGTTCTTCTTTTATTTGTTTTATCGAATCCGTTGTAGACAGAATATCTTTATTTAACCGTATATATTGAACTCCAGCTTGTCTATTAGCATCATTAAGAGAAAGTGTCTCTTTAATCAATTCTTCTGTTTCTTTTCTAAGTTTGTTAGTTGCTTCAGCATCTTTGCCTTTTAATTGTTTAAGACGTTCCATATTTCGTATGACTAATTCATTAGCGTTTCTGTCATAAGAAATATCAAAACCCAATCCTTGAAGTTTTCCAACATTTTGTTGAATAACATTACGCCTAGCTTCTGCAAGTTGATGCAATATCTTTTGTTCTTCTTTATATAAATCAATACGTTTAGATAAAAGATTAATTTTATCTTTATCTTCTGCAATATCAGTTAAAGCTTGATTACGTTCAATTTCATAATTAACTTTAGCAAGAGCATCTTCGAGTTGTTGAAATTGGTTAATTTCGGCTTCGTAAATTTCTGTAGGCTTAGATTCTGAAGAATTAGAACTTGAGTCACTACTCTTTGGAATGAAATTTGTACCTTTAGTTACAGAATTATTAATATTCTTTTCAATATTTCCATATTTTTTAGCATATTCTTCTGCCATTTTAAACGACTGTTCTATTTCTTTATTTGCTTCATCTATAATCTTTTGATTTTGCCTTACTACTTCATTATAATTTTCATTAGCACTATAAAAAATAGGAGTACCATTTTTAGTATATGTGATTTTAGACGCTTTTTCTTTTTCTTTGTCAATATTAAGTTGTGCTTCGTATGCTCTTGCAGCAGCGGCTTTTGCTTTTTCTTCCGCAGCTCTAACAAATAATAATTCTTTGTAAGCACCTATAGCATTTTTAACTGCACTTGTTTCTTGATTTAGTTTTCCTGTTGTTTCATCAATTGCCAAATTAAGATTTGGAATTGATTCATTTAGTTTGTCTACAATTTGTTTCATTTGTTGTTTTTCAAGTGTTGATTTATTTTCTTTATCTGTTAGTTCTTCTAATACATCAATCAATTTCTCAGCAACACCAACAGACCCCATTAATGAAGCAGTATTTGTATCAATTTGTTTTCTGCTTTGTATCGCAGACTCATATAACTCTTTATAACTCTTTGAAGTAACATTTAGTGTAGCATTATATTCTTCTTGAACTTTTTTAGAAGATTCTATTTCTTCTTTTAGCTTTTGTTGATGATTAGCCCAAGCCATTATACCAACTGTTATAGCACCTACAATTAAAGGAATGCCTCCAATAATAGCATTCATAATAGTTAATTGAGCATTAGCTGCTCCTGTTGCTGTTGCTAAACCTAAAAGAGTTGGTATTAATGCTTTAAAAGCAGCGCCCAAACTAAATGCTTCCTTAGCTATTAAATCCAAAGTGATTGCTTTTAATGTTTTTGATAGTGCTATAGCAGCAATATTTACTGCTATAAGTGCAAGATTCCATCCTCCTAATGATTTTACTATACGCTCTATTACATTTAGAAAATCAATACCAAAACTAATAGCAGCTTTAATCCAATCTGATTGAATAATAGTTTGTGCTAAACTTTGCCAAGTAGCTGTAAACTGTTTTGCTCTAGCTTCAATACTTTGCATGTATCGTTCATTTTCTCGCATAGCAGAACCAGATGAATTCATAGATTCAATAATTTGTTTATTTACCATATCAAAGTTTTGAAGTGTTGATTTAAGTATATTAGCTCTATATTTGCCAGCCAAAGCCTCTGTAACATATGATTGTTCTACAGTTGACAAATTATTAAATTTAGCTGATAATTCTTCTAAAACTTCCATAGCAGGACGGAATTCATTTGGAGATTTTCTAACAGCAATACCTATAGAATTTAATGCTTGTTCAGCTTTAGAAACATCTTCTTCAAGAGTATCAATGCCATCTGACACACCTTGTATTCTCATTAAAATAGTACGCCATGCATTACCAATTTCTGCCCCCGACCTCTGCGTCACAGACTGAGCAGTACCAACCAATGCTGTATATTCATCAATACTTAATCCTGCCTGTTTAGCAGTAGCAGCAGAAACTTTCCACGCTTCTGCCAGTTGAGAAACTTCAGTAGCATTTTTGTTTGCTATTTCATTGAATTTATCAATTATACTTAACAATGATTGATAACTATTACCTAATTGATAACCTGCATTGGCAGCTATTAATGTTTCTTGCGCAGATTCAATTGTCATATCGCCTACATTAGAAAGTAACAAAGCAAGTTTAGCCATATTTTGAGCGGTTTCTTTATCTAAACCAGCCTTAGCAAATGCAGCAGTAGCTTTTAATACTTCAGTAGTCGTTTTACCATATTCTTTAGCTACACTAGAAGCATTGATAGCCAATTCTTTAAGTTGTTCATTGTTTAAATCCAATACTTTATTAATT